GGGTATATCTCCACGACCTTCAAAGAACTGGTCGCTGTTGTTCCATCCGACTGTAAAGGTTTGCTGAACTCCGTCGGGTTTCGCACAAGTAATTGTCACCTGTCCAGTCGATACTGCATTAGCACTTCCCATAAAGGCAAAGCCTGCTACTAAGCCTAATGTTACGGCTGCGTACTTACTTGCTCTTCTCGCATAGGAGAAGGTAAATCTGGTCAACGCGTTGTTCAACTCTATCCAATCGCTCGGTGTTGATATTAACTGCGTCCCTCATACTGCCACCACCATTGGGCTTAAGTTCAGCCAAGTAGTGTTTTACTAACCAACGTATTGCTGCATTAAATCCTGCAAGCAATGTCATTATTGCTACGGCAAATCCTGCCCATTCTGCGGCACTCATTAGACCGTCCTAATTGTTATGTTGATTACTCCACCAAATCCATCAAATTGCTTGTCAGGTGGTGTGAGTCGGTTAAATGAAATCTGCTCGATAACTGCTTGACGTGATTCACCAGTAGATAAATCCTGCCAAGTGATTACGTCACCAGATTCTTCAATGTCCTCTAGTGCTTGAATCTTGTCGAAGGCACGGCCTTCATATCCAACTACTACGTTGTAGCGGTCAGTCTCTACGTCATAGCAATAGACAGGGAACTGAATGATTCGCTGACGAGGAGTAGCAATAGTTGCCTTAGCCTGATATCCCTTAAAGATTGGGCCACGGCTAGTAGTTGTAGCATCACGTGAGAGGATGAACTTGTAGGCTACGTACTCTTGTGCCGTGGCAGGGTTGTTAGTACCTACCTCAATCGGTGCAACTGTTGCATCGTATGCAATGTGGTCGTACTCAACACCGTTCTTATCTACTGTCTCAAGTGTCATAGAACCGTAGGTAAAGTCTCCACGTCCAAGAAGGCGCTTGAAGTTCTTAGGCTCAAGAGTTCCATAGCGGATGTTACCCGTAGTTATGTATCCTGATGTGCGAAGAGTTGTCTCGTCTTCGATGTATATACCACCACTTGCTGATGATGCGTATGCGGTAACAAATACAAGACGGTCTGTGCCATTTGCAAAAGCACATCCAGTTGTTGGGTGCCCAGTTACGCCATCCATATACAAGTCATTAGCCCAAGCAAAGCGTAGGGTTTCAATCTCATTGGATAGGTCAATGCGGATTACTCCAGCATCACCGTCTACGCCAGTAGCGCACCATACATAGTGGTCACGTGCGGCAAAGTCATAGCAAGGCTGTGATGTTTCTACAATCAGCGGGCCATAGTTAAGTGAGCCATCCTGGTCAGAAACTGCAGCAACTCGCACACCCTTATTGGTTCCGATAAGCATATAGCCTAGGTAGTAATAAATCTTATGTACAATCTCACCTACTGGTAGTTCTGCTGCTACCACTGCGCTAGTCAGCGACGGCATAACTCCTGCTGTAGAAAGAGTAAACTTCTGAATAGTAGACTGAATGCCGTTGTATCCAGCAATGTAGATTGCGGGCCCAGATGCTGCCACCGAAGTGTAGACGTGAGTGGTAGTTGGGTGGGTGTATACCGCTGTCGGCATCGCAGATGCTGAGGTAGAAAACTCGAAGACTTTGTTGTTAGCGCACATTACGATACGGTCTTTAACGTACTCCATTGCCGCATTAGTAACTGCGCCAATCTCGTCGAACATTGTGACTACGTCTCCAGTAGATGCTGAAGAGCCAGTCAAAGGCTTCTTATATACAGTCTTCTTGGTTGCTGTATTAGTAATCCAGTAGGCGTATGTTCCATCGTCACAGATGGCATATACTGGAGCATCTGTTCCTGTGTTGTAATCAATAAAGTGAGTGACTGTTCCATCCACTGCAATCTTATCTACATCATACTCATCGTGAAGCAAGACTCCAGACGTAGTGTTCCACTTGATAGAGCGCACGTGCTGTTGCACATTGCCATTGGATGCAATAGGACCAGTAGTTTCGTGAGTTGCCGTGCAAGATGAGAGCAGCGTAACTTGTCCCTTGGTCCAGACATCGACTCCCTTAGAGTCGGCAAAGCGATAGTGCCCATTCAGTTGTCGCAGGGTCAAAGAACTTGATACCTGAACCTGAGTGGAATGACATCTGGCTACGCAACCACCAACCAGTCAGGGATTGCTCGCCTGGCTCCTGGCCATTGTCGAACTGGTCCTTGCGAAAGGGTGCAGTCTGACGTGTGTATGGACGTGCATCATTGATTGCATAAATAAATGGGAGTCCACCGATTGCTGTGTCATAAGACATATCAGTGTTCTGCCAGAGAGCGGTAGAAGAGACTACGCCAATGTCAACGGCAATAGCACGGGTACTTCTACCCTCGGTTATATCACGACCCGCCAAGGGACACCTCCACTACATAGGAATTAAAGAACGATTGTTGCTGCTTCTTCTTCGGTCAACTTCTGACCTGCAATTAACTTAGCCTTAGCACTAGCCTTGAGCGCTGCAAGCGCTGTCGCTGCTGCAGCCTCTTCTTCACGTCGAGTTGCGGCTTCAATGCCTGCAATCTCACGCTCGTTGATTTCATCTGGTGTAAGTTCGATGTACTCTTCCTTGCCAGTAGACAAATCGACTACCAACTTCATTGGCTTAGTTGTCATAGTTAATTACTTCCCAATCTGTAAGTTTGTCTGGTGCATATTGCTTTAATATCTCTACAGCGAATCTCACTTTGTCCTCTACTCTCTGCCCAGAGGGCTGTGATGTATTCCACAGTTCAAGATTCTCGATTCGGTTATCTTGTCTGTCTCCATTGATATGATGGACATTTTCGTTCCGTGTCAGTTTTCTACCTAAGTGCTGTTGCATTACAAGCCTATGTTCGGCAATAGTGTGCAACTCACCGCTAGGGTCGGGCACGAATGCGTAGCCTTTTTTATTTAGATACCTACCAGTAATCTTAGATACCAGCGGGTCGCCATACTTTCTAAACTTGGCGTAATGCTTATCGCAGTATCCTTTTGTTCGATAAGTATCAGTGCATCCTTCGGCAGCACATTTGACTATGCCTCTGGCATTTCTTGCAGCCTTGACTATACTTGCATCTCCGTGTCTAACAAATCTGTGATTATGCATATTGCAATATCCGCTTTTAAACTTGCGTTTTCTATCACAGGTTTCAAATAAACATTTCATACAGTTAGTGTACTACTGCCTTCCAGTCCAAATCCGCCTCCGACCATTGATACATAAGTCCGTCAGTTGGATACTTAACTGGTGCAACCCATTGTGCTGCGCGAGTCAGAATCCAAGATGGATAAGGCTGAGGTGCTACGAACCAGTCTTCAACTGGGTCATAGGTATAGCCAACTCCTGCGTAATTCATACGTATGCGGTTGTTGTATGAAGTCTGAATCCATCGTCCACCTAGACCGAGTTCATCACGAAGGTATTCTTCGCCACGATACTCTTGGTCGTCAGGTACAACGAGGACACGAGTTACTAAGTTGTTCTCATCTACTTCTGCAAAGTGTGCCATTGTTTCTCCTTATGCCACTGGATATCTGATAATAATAATTCCTGAACCACCGTTGCCTGGGCTATCGGAACCGTATGCTTGGCCAGCGCCACCTCCGCCACCTGTGTATGGAGTAGCAGATGCGTTAAAGTTTGCTCCACCACCAAGCCCGCCGTAACCGCTGACCGAGTGACCAGATGGACCACCAGAGCCACCGCCCGCAAAGTAATAATTACCACCGCTGAGTTGGCCAAAGCCAAGTGCTGAACCCATTCCATTTAAGAACGAATACGTTGCACCGCTTACACCAACTCCGCCAGCACCAAGCATAGGATTAGCATTGACAGCATTTGTTCCTACCGCTCCCGCTCCTCCACCACCACCACCGCCGCCGGTAGAAGAACTGTAAGTAGGAGAGCCGTTACCGCCTGCGTATCCTTGTCCTGACGTAGCAGAGCCTCCAGCATACGAAGCGCCAGCGGACATACCGCCACCGCCACCAGAACCTCCCGCTGTGCCTGGGTTATTGAATCCTCCACCCTTACCGCCGCCGATTGCAGTGAGAGCACCAAAGGTTGAGTTTCCGCCATTGGTTGAGTTAGCCGCACCTCCAGCGCCGACAGAGCAAACGTAATCTTGATTTGCCAAAGAAGCGGATGACGCGAGTATTACTCCGCCAGCGCCTCCACCGCCACCGCCATTACCTCCACCACCACCACCACCTGCGACTACAATGTAGTCAGCGGTAAGGTTTACCTGTGGCTTAAACAAGCCAGTAGAAGTAAATGCGTGATACCAGTATGTACCATCAGTCTTGATGATGTCTCCACCGTCAGCCTTAGGTGCTAGTGCTGGTGTAGTTGCAGCATTGGCTATACCGTAGAGTGAGAATGATGAGCCTGCTACGAAATTTGTTGCATTGATTGGATACACAATTATACTTGTAATTGCAGCAGTATTCGCCCAAACGCCAGCAAGCATTTGCATATAAACTGTTGACTGGTTTGATTCTGCTGCACTATCTGCTGAATATGATTTATAATTGCTAGAAGTATAGTTAGGAATATAAACTTCTGTGGTTGAATAAGTATTTGCAGTTCCAGAACTTCCAACAGTAAATCCAATTTCACTTGTATTGGTTCCAGATGCGGCTGCGCTACCGCTACCATTGATATTTCTACCACTTAAACCAGTAGTAACTCCATTTAATTTCATTCCAAGATTAACTGAAACAGAAGCATAGTCATCGCGCACTGACGCAACCAACTTCAAATCGGTGTAACCAGTCTGAGGGATTGAGTCAAAGGTAACAGAAGAAGCAGATGCAGTCAGAGTGATGCGTCGCAATAGAACGTGATTTGCTGTAGCCATTTACTTCTCCGTTACGCTAAGTATCTAATAATTACAATGCCTGAGCCACCACTGCCGTTGCCGCCGTTTTCAGCGCCACCACCGCCACCAGTGTTTGGTGTTCCAGGATTGTTGGCATTACCGCCGCCGCCAAGTCCACCAGTTCCAGCGTTGGAGGCACCGCCTCCACCTGCGTAGTAAGTCGCTTTGCCTGAGATTGAGGAGATTGCTCCAATTCCACCAGAGCCTCCAGTGCTATCGCCTCGGAATCTATCCGCTCCTGCTGCACCTGCTCCACCGCCTCCGCAGCCGTAGTAAACTGCATCGTTGATAATGTTTCCATTTGTTGCAGTTCCACCGTTGTTGCCCTGAGAAGGTGAAGTTGACGGAGTATTACCAGCACCACCACTTGAAGTGTTTGCTGAGTTATAAACCATACCTCCACCACCACCAGAGCCACCAGAGTTACCTGGCTTGCCAAAGCCGCCACCCGCTCCTGCAACAGGACCACCTGAGCCACCGCCATTTGATGTGATTGAACCAAACACTGAGTTTGAGCCGTTAGACCCTGCGTTACCACCTGCGCCTACGGTTACAGTTGTTGCACCAGTTGCTGAATAACCAGTTGCAGTTCTAAAGCCACCCGCACCACCACCGCCGCCTTGCTGGTATCCTCCACCTCCACCGCCTGCGACAACAAGATATTCAACATTGAGGCTTCCGCTAGTCGGAGTAAATGTTCCAGATGAAGTGAACGTATGTACTACATATCCATTAGATATGTCATATGTAATTGTTCCACCAGTTGCCTTGGCTGAAAGTACTGAAGCTGCGGCAATACCATAGACAGTAAAAGTTGAGCCGACTGCAATATTCCCAGCAGACATATATAATGTTATTGAAGTGATTGGATTAGTGTTACGCCATAATCCGACTCTTGCTGCAACACCTTGAGTTGCCGACGTGTTTGCTCTTGCAAGATTGCTTTTGTATGTGGTTGAATTAGAATAATTCATAACATTAATAATTGCATTTGCTTGCGTAGAACCACCAGAAGGATATGGGTACCAACCAACTTGAATGCCGGTTGAGTTGGTGTCCCTGTAACTTAATGCATTTGTTCCATTACCATACATAGAAGTTGAAGAGTAGTTGCTTCCAGCATCGGAATTATATCTCATCAACATAATTGCATCATCAAGGGAGTATGTTCCCGCTACTGTAATAATTAAATCAGTATAGCCAGTGATGCCAGTTAGGTCTAGGGTTACAGAAGACACAGGAGAGCCAGTTACTGTTGATGTCTTAAGTGCGACGTATGTATTAGTACTCAAGATTATTACCTACCGTATTCCGTATAGTGCAAAGGACGAATACTGACCAAATGAACCAGTGTTAGGCGCAAACTGAATTGTGTCTATAACGTTGGTGTTTTTCCAAAGGCCAGAAGTCAAATCAATTTCACCTGAACCATTGTTATCTACACCAGATAAGGCCTTAATAGTTTTGTTCTTGCTCACGTTGGCATAATCTAAAATATCAATAACTGCAACTGATGGAATATTAGTTGCCGCATTGCCTGTTACCCAAGCAAATTGAGGAGCGTCTGCGTTGGCACCAGCAGTTGCTGTTGCACCATTTCCGCTTAACCTATGTGCGTAATAGTTAGCAGCTGTGGTATCTACAACGCCACCTGTTCCAACGCGCATAACCGCAGCTGCTGATGTTGCTGTATTCATATTCATAATTCTAAGCTGAAGGTGTTTGTATCCTGTAGGAATACCAGCAAATGTTACCGAAGAAGTTGATGCCGACAAACTTACGGTAGCCAATGCGTCGTAGGACCCATTAGGAGCCCATAGATGCCCGCTTATTTGAGAGGCATATATGCCAGTTCTGTTTGGCTGCATTAGGCAATGTCTCCAATGACGTGCCAAGTATCTGTTGCCACCTTCTTGAGGGTCATAGCAGAGTACTGAACACGTGCCTTAGGAGTAGCAGCAGTTGCTGCAGTTGAGTAAACAGTTACTCCGCCGTTGCCCTGAACAGTTACCTGTCCCGCGCCAATCTGAATCAGGTCGATGTTGCAACCGATTGGAAATGCTACAGAGGCATTGCTTGGGATTGTGTAAGTCTGAGCAGATGCGTTAGACGCAGTGACATACTTGCCGTGGTCTGCTAGAACAAAAGTATACGTTGTTCCAGTCTGCGGATTAAGAGTCTGTGTGACCTTAGGGTCAGCGATTGCAGGAGATGTACCGAATACTAGAGCACCTGAACCTGTCTCATCAGAGATAACTCCTGCTAGTTCGCTAGATGTAGTAGCAGCAAGTGCTGACAACTTATCTGTTGTAACTACCAAAGTCTTAGTAGATGGGATGGTTGTGCCGTTGATAGATGTAGCAGTGGCTACGCCGAGTACTGGTGTGATAAGGGTAGGAGTATTGTCTACTACAAACTTAGTTCCTGTACCAGTCTGGGACGCAATGCTAGTAGCAGAACCAACAGATGTAATAGGACCAGTCAGGTTGCTAGGTGCAACTGTTACTGTATCGATATAGCCCTTAGTCGCAGCATCAGTAGATACCGTAGGGGTAGCCAGCCCTGTAATCTTGTTGTTACCCATAGCAAGAGCACCGCTCATTGTTGAGCCAGTCTTGAGGACTACTGTGTCTGCAAAGTTTGCTGTGTCATTTAGGGCAGCAGCAATCTCGTTGAGAGTATCCAGTGTGCTAGGCGCACCATCGATAAGGTTAGAGATAGATGTATCTACATATGCCTTAGTTGAGGCATCAGTGTTAGATGTTGGAGTGCCAAGGTTTGTAATTTTGTAGCCAGCATTAGATACATCTGCAGTTGGGTCAGCAATCTTAGTGCGGGCGATAGCAGCGCTGGCTGAAATGTCAGCATTTACGATAGTGCCATCGGCAATCATTGTGCTGGTTACTGTGCCAGTATCTGCCTGAGTTACAGCAGTACCTGCAATCTTAGTAGCAGCAATGGCTGCAGCAGTATTGATGTCAGCATTGACGATAGTATCGTTAGCAATATCTGCTGAGACGATTGTGCCAGTTAAAGCCAACTTGCTGTACGCGATGGCTGCGGATGCATTAATATCTGCGTTAACAATTGTGCCGTCAGTAATCATTGCGCTAGTGATACCTGTGATGGTATTGCTTGCAGCATTGATTGTCTTATTAGTCAAAGTCTGTGTGTCGCTTGTGCCTACTACGGCGCCTGTCAATCCGTGTACGGCAGTGCTTGCTTCGATGTGAGTATTAGATTCGCGGTAGTCGCGACCAATAGCCATATGGCGCACAACTGCACCCGCTGAGTGAGCCTGGCCTGTTGAACCATCAACGCCACGCTCAATAGTAAGAGTGTTAGTGGAGACGGCTGTGACGTCTACAATTTCTTCAAGTGCTGTATCTGGGTCAATGACAACAGTAAACCTTTCTCCAGCGGAGACAGTGATACCACCGAGTAGACCTGAGCCAGATACTACGGTTGCTGATGTAGCAGATGATGTGAGTGCTGCAGTCAGAGTAGTCTGCTGTGAGCGAGATGAGTATTTACGTGTTGTCATTGCTGTTCCTTATCGGCGGGAGAAGTGAACTCGGGGTGGGTAGTTCTGCTGGTGCGACTTAACTTCTTCATTAAGGCGCTGTTGGTAAAGTGCGTAGAGTTGCTTAGTTGCAGACTGAGATGCACCGTATGGGCGCTTAGAGTCTGTCTCATCAGCCTGTGGGCTAACCTGTGATGCACGTGCTGGGTCAAGGAATGAGAGCAGGCGATAGGCCGCTCCAAGAACTACTACATCCTTTGTTGACTCAGGCAATCCTGTGACTGTTGCGTAGTCTTCTGAGTTAGAAGTAAATGCCACTGGGTCAGTTGCGTAGATAACCTTAACTAACTGGCCAGGCTGTGGAGCCTCGCCCAATGTGATTGTCTGAACTTGGTCAGTTGACTCATAACCGAATGCGTCAGCATTTGCGATTGAATCAAAGTCCCAGCGACGAATTGGAACCCACTCTTTTGTAGGTCCAATACTCTGCCAAGAAAGTGTCAAGATGTTCTTAATGTTAAGGTTTGCAAATGCGTAGGTACTAACCGCAGCATTGTAAGTAAATGTTGTTGACTTGACTGCAAAGATGCTAGAGCCAAGAGAACGAATAGTGTCGTTGATTGCACGCTTGACTGCATAGCGTGGGAAGGTAGGAGAAATAGTTACCTTGGAGTCAGCCGCGTGTGTGGCCGCGGTAGTCCCAAGGTAGCCACGTCCATAAGGGGACACTGTTGCAGTGTTAGCAACACGGTCAAATGAATCGACCCAGAGCAACTCTTCATCAATTTCTACGATGCCCTTACCTACTGAATCAGTAGAGCCAAGACCTAAGATAAGCGGAGATGCGCTAGTAGATGTAGTTGTAGTAACAGCAGAAGTTAAGTGAGTGGCACGGTCCTGCTGGAATGTGTAGCCTGCAAGGTTGATGAGAATCTCATCCATCAAGTTTGATAGCGTAGTTGTCATTAGGCGTCAATGCTCCTTAGCGCAGCCGGTGCTGCAAGTCCAGTAGTTCCTGCAAGTCGATTGCACACACCATCAATATCCATATAATTGCTTATATTCCAATCGACGTCAACTGATAGCGTAACCTTGAGATTTAATGCTCCAACGGTTGCAAGACCAGTAGAGCCAGCCCAGGCATTAGCAGCGCCTTGCTCATCTAAGCCTGTTGTTCCAGCGAGCCTATTCAACTCAGCCGTAAGGCTACTTCCTGCTTTACCTAGTGCCATAATTAACCCTTCTTAGGTGTAATCAAACCTTGCTGCGGTACGATTAAATTTGATTTCTTCTGCGCCTGATTGCCGCCAAAGAATGCTTTGTAGTAATGCTCATCGAATGAGAAGCGCTTCATATGAGGAACTACTGCCCCTGTGTGGCACCAGACTGGAATCTCAGCCTTGTCCACTAGAGCGAAGAAGTAGATATCTTCTCCCATAAACTTTGCACCAGTTCCGATGTCATTAAAGATTGCAGTTTCGACTCCAACTGTGTCTATGATTCGGTCAATCACATTGCGGTGCATAAGCACAAATCCCATACCCGCAGCCTGAACCTGAATCATCTGGTTTTCTGGCATTGGGTGAACTCTCTTGATGCCTATTGAACCATCTTGTACTTCAGCGAAGTTAAAGATAGTTGGCATTGGAATCATCAATGGTTCTTCGGGTGTATCTGTGGTGAAGTACACGCCAGTCAGGCACGGACGCTCAACAGCATCCTTGTTATCCCAAAGCAAGCGGAACTTCTCTGGTGAGATTACAACATCTGAATCAACCCATAGGAGCCAATCAGATGTGTTGTTCTCGTACCAGTAACGAATAACTTTTTCACGCTGTCGGGCAATCTGGTTGCCCTGGCTTCTTAGGGTAGACTTGAATTCTATTCCTGACTTGAGCATCACATCTGTGACACCCTGCATAAACTTGCCGTCTACCATTCCGTTATCGCACCAGGCGATTGCTATGCTCTCTTGCATTTGTCCCCTACTTTCTTACTTGTTCTTGGCTCTTGCGTTATCTACAAGATTTGGATAAGGCCGTCCAGCCTTCTTTGCCATTGCTTTGGCCTTTGCCTTCTGGGCAGGTGTAAGCGGTGTTGAAGTCTTCCTAGGGCTCTTCTTATCCCAAAATGCTTTCTTCATTACCACTTCACCTTGTCTGCCCAGTATGCTGCGCTTAGTTTACCCTTTGCAATGTTGCTTGCGTGTCGAGCCTTAAAGGCTTTGTTGCGTGTTGAGCCATCAGGTGAACCTGACACTCCTTGCTGGCCGAAGCGAATTGTTTTGATTTCGGTGCCGACCTTTGCCACTACAACGTGAGATTTAGTTGGATGATTGGGGGTAGCCTTTGGCTTGTTAAAGCCAGAGACTCCCGCCCTCTTCAATCTTGGGTCTTGCATCTTAGTAGGTCTTGTAGACCTTAGAGACTGCCTTGGCTGCTTTGCCTTTCATACCACCTGATGTGCGTGATGCCCATCCGATTGTCTTGTCAAGTGCTGCAATGCGCTTTGGCGCTGCCTTCTTCTCCGCAGGTGTCTCAGCACCCTCAGAGATAGATGTGACCTTATCTACGTAATCTGAGTAGCGAGTACGATTGCGATTGTAATTCAAGTTTGGGTTGTTCTTCTTTTGCATCTTCTTACTCCCTGTTAGTTGGTGTATCCGTTGTGCCAAACATTGCCACCCTTGAGGTGGTTCTGCTCCATCTGGCGCATAACTTTTTCTTCTTGCTTGCGCTTGAATGCCTCAGCCTGCATCTCACGAAGGTGAGTATTAAGCGGTGAGACTCGTGCTGTTCCTGGCTTAGGTTTCTTAGTTGCCATTACTTCTTCACCATCTTTCGTACAGCCTTCTTGGCAGCAACCTTCTTAACAGGCTTCTTGCCATATTCCATCATACGTTCCATCTTGCCTTCAGACTTCTCGTGCTTCTTCTTAGCGGCCATTGATGTGTACTTCTCGCCTTTAACTGACATTAGATTTGTCCTATCTCTTTCATAACTTCGACTGCTTTGGGTGTTATGTCTTTTGCCTTCGGCATAGTGTCAGCGTCATACGCTTTACCTAATGTCTCAGACGCTGCGTATGCCTGCTCAACGTGGGCACGGGTTGTGCCTGATGGCTGGATACCTTGTGCTCTAGCGTTCTTATAAGCCTTTAGTTCGCTAGTCCACTTCTTGTCTGGGATGTCACGCTTGGCATCTCCAGTATTCATTTGTAATCCTCTGGCCTTACAGCCAAAGCAATCATCGTCACACTTTGTGTGGTCGACATCAACCTTCTCTTCATCCCTGAATGGAACAGGTGAAGTCTCTCCGCATAACACGCAGTCGAATAGTGTTGCCTTGAAGTCGTGCTCCTCTGTAAAGCCCCACTCTTTGACTCGGCTAAGATGGCTACATTTCATATTGTCCCCTACTGTGCTGTGAAGTTATCTTCTGTAATTCCTATATTTGCTGCAATCATTGCAGCCTTAGTTGCATCATTGACTGTGTACTCGTGCCCGCCGTCATAGAACTCATCGACTGTATTACGGAATGAATCCTGCACATAGCGAGTTGTCTTGTATGTTCCACCAGATTTGTAGACCGATACGCCTACGTTCTTCTTGCGGAAGTAGAACAAGCGGTGTCCACCAATAGGACCTTCGGACACGGTAGGTGTCTTGAATGTATAGTTTGCCATTTGTTCTCCTTAATGAACTTACTCCTGGATAGGGACATTGCTGCCCCTACCCAAGCGTCAATCAACTAAGCGATTGATGAACCTGTTTCGATTCGGTAGAGTGCCTCTTCACGGTAGCGTGCGAAGCCGAGTACGCCGTACCAACCCATTGGGCGGTGACGCATCAACTTGTCGACGACTGGTCCGATAACAACGTGTGGCTCTTCTGCAACTGCCTGCGCCATCGCTTGCTGTCCAGCAATGATTGTGCGGTAGTTCTTTGCAGATGCTGCGCCATCTGTTGCTGAGTACATACGTGGTGACTCAACAAAGTAAGCACCTTCGTATGTTCCGATTTCTCCTGCCCAGATGCGGTCCTGTGATGAACCGTACTGATTTGGTAGGAGCCATCCTGCTGAACCTGTCTCAGCGCGGAGGTCGTGTGAAACTTCTGGGTGGATACCAGCCCAGTAGAGTGAGCCCTTGCGAGCAACAGCCTTGTTTGAGCGCAACTTTGCAACAGCCTTACGTACGTTTGCAGATGAGAGTGTCATTGCAGCAGTAACTGTTGCTGTTGATGTTGCTGTACCACCGTAGATTACGTTGCTTCCGCCACGTAGTGTTGTCATCGCAACCTGGTCGATTGAGTCAGCAAGGTTGAATGCGATGATGTTAGCGATTGCTGGGTCAACATCTGCAAGTGAGAACAACTCAAGTGCACGAGTTACGAGAACAGAGTTGCCGTACTCAGCAAGAGTAATTGTTGTAGTTGTAGGTGTTGCAAGCGCTACTGAGTCTGGGTCAACGTCTTCAGTAAGTGTTGATGTCTTAGCATCAAGGTCTACGTAGCGCTGAAGCACTACTGTTGAACCTGGGATTGTCTGGTTTGTAGGTGTCTTGTCGGCGACTGAACGAATAAGTGGCTCTGAACGGAGAGCGAACTCAAGAAGTCGGTCATATGCCTTCTGGACTAAACCTGCAGAACCAACTGTTCCTCCAAGAGAGGAGGAGCCTGTCGATGTATATGCATTTGCCATTTAAGGTATTTTCCTTTGTAGTTAGAAACTATGATTAGTTTTAGCGTCCGAGAATGCGATAGATGTCTTCCGCGCTTTGTGCTTGGTCGAGTCTCATCTCAATATCTTCTGCTCGGTCAGGTGTTATTGCACCCTGTGTGAGGACATCTTGCTGTCGTAGTGACGCAAGGTCATCTTCATTGATACCTGGTGCATCCTGAGTTTGAGTAATCCCGAACAAATCTCCGTTATCGTCAAGCCAATTATTAATTGTCTGCTCGTTAACTTCGTCTAGGTCCTTGAGGATTAGTCTTGCTGCTTTAGGATTTACACCCTTTTGTTCTAGGACTCTGGCGACAGAGGATTCTTTGTCCTTCTTAACGTATCCGCTAAGTTGGTCTTCTAGTTCCTTGATACGCTTCTCGTCTCCACGCTTTGCCTTACGTAATTTCTTAAGTAAGTCGGTACCATCTAGCGCGGTATCTGGAGTTGTATCTTCGTCGTCTTCGTCGTCCCAGTAGTTGTTGCTCATAGCAACCATCCACCCTTCTATTGTTGGTTAGTTCGCAAGCCTCAGATTCTGGTCGGGGAACCAGGCTGGCTCTTGCTCTCGGTCTAGTACGCTGAACGGGGCCGATGGGTCCGTCAGGATTCTTGTTTAGAAGGAGCCCTTACCCTTAGTAAGGCTCGTCTTGTTTACGCCAGATGTGCCACCAAAGCGACCAACTTCTGTCGCTGATAGTTGCTCACGTGCACGCTTGGCCGAAGCGAGCCCGAAGAACTGCTCCTGCTCTGCTTGCTTCTGTGTGTAGTCCTCACCCTGGCTAATTGATGAAAGGAACTCTGCTCGTGGCATACGGTCAGCAATTGATGCATAACCTGCCTGTGCCTGCTCTTTGGTAACACCGAACTCAGCAAGTTGTGTTGCACCAATAGAACCGCCTGCGACGTTCTTGTAGGCAGTATCTGCAACTGATGAGTTAAGTGATGCCGATAGGCTCTGGTTAATTGCTGCTCCGCCAATCTCAGCAATCTGGACCTTGCGCTTGAGCGCTGGAAGAGACTGTTCTGGATTGAGCATTGCTGCAACGATGTCACCCTGATTGAGCATTGGAAAGAATGTGTTAAGTGCCATCTTTGTATTGGCATCTGCGTTCTGTACTCGGTCTACTGCAAGTCCTACTCGGTCTGCGACCTCAGTTGCGGAGACATCGCTTGCAAGGAATGCGCTGTAAACTTCCTTCTTGCCAAGACCTGGAACGCCGTAAGACTTCATAATCTGAGAGTATGTGCGCTCTGCATTGAGGTACTCGGCTGGGCTAAGTACTGGCTTGCCTGCTGCTGCACGCACCTTGTTCGCTGGGAAGCGCTTCTGGAATGCAACTGCTAGTGGGTCAGATGAGTTAGGGTCCTGCATAATCAACTCAATAGTGTCAGATGAGTAACCCTTCATCACAGCATTTGTGATAGGTTCTGCTAAGTCACCGATACCATATGAAGAAAGAAGTGATGAGATTGCAGTAATTGCATCCATCTGCTTTGTATCAGGTGTTGAAGTATTGAGTTTGTTAGGTCCCTGAACCTGCTGCCAAGGGGTGCCAGTAATAGCAGCCACAGCCTGACCAGCATTGTTCACATCTGTGATGTTGCCTGTGATTTGATTGATGAGATTATTAATCTCAGATAC